CCTAGACACAGTTATGGCAGCCGTATTTGACGAAGATATATCGGTTGCGGACACTATGACCGTACTTGGAGACTTGCTTGAAACAAACCTAAGCGCGTCAGAAACAGAAGCAATCTTTGACAGCGTGTTTGACAGTGACCTTTCCGACGCAGAAACCATTGACCTCATCGTTGATGTGTTGGAGGAAGAACTCACCTCAGAGTTGTTGAACACTGTTCTTGGTGCGGTCTTTGACGAAGAAGTAAGCAACGAGGTTTTGATTGAAACCTTCACCGCAGTCTTGGGTAATGAACTAGACGCTGAGTCTGTTGGTGTAATCGTGGATGTGTTGGAATCTGACACGATTTCAAGCGAGCAGGTCGGACAAGTCGTCACGTTGGTAATTGAGCAAGAGGGTGGCATTGAGTCAGGACAAGCAACCGAACTTGCAACTAGCGCCAAGGTTCTCGAAAGCATTGACGGCGAACAAGCAGCCTCAGTGTTTAACGCAATCGTTGTTGCCGAAGTTTCCGAAGAAGCGGGTGCTGCAATTTCAGAAGCACTCACCGAGGCGCCAACCGATGTTAAGGAATCATTTGAAGAAGAAATCAACGTATTCGCCGGAGTGTTTGATACGTATACCGCATTGGGTTCTTCTATAGATGTTGGTACAAGAAGAAGCGTAATTGCGGTAAACTTGGTGACCAGTACTGTGGCTCTAGCCGCTGCTGCTGGTGGAATACCAACCCCAGGCTCTAGTCCATCTAGCCCATCTGGCCCAAGACAAGACGTTGCGGTCCGCAGGGAGGACGAAGAAGCCGAGGAAGGTGGAGCAATCGAGGGCGAAGGTCCTGAATGGATTAAGAGAATATCTATTTACAAATACGAAGATGGAGTAAGAGTTATGGACTGGAAGAATTTCACTAAGAAATTTGTTTACGGAGTGATGGGCTCTGGATTCACTCTTGCTGGGGCAGTGGTGATGTACTTCACATTGTCCGGGTTTACCCAGCAGGTAGCGCTATGGGGTACGTCAATCGCATTTGCTTGCGCGATGTACCTCCACATGAAAGAGCCAGATGGGGAATAAGTACTCAATTTAGTAACTTATTATTATCCAACTTTTGTTGTAAAATCTTTTAGCGTTCTTTAGCGCTCTCAGTTATTTGCACGAAAAGAGTTGACAATGAGCAAGCTTGCATGGGATTACATCGTCCCCGTAGTTCTTCCAAAAGACCTTAAAGGCATCGAACCAGGAAAGCTCCCTGCCAATCTTTTAAGAGCTGTCCCAGGCGGTGGGAAAATGCATTGGATTGCTGCATCCGCATGGACGGCAATGGTTGAGAAAGCAAAAGCTGAAGGTGTTGAACTAAAACCGACTTCCAGCGGCGATACATATAGAGATTACGAGAGCCAAAAAAAAGGATTTCTCACCAGATACCAGCTTGAGCCAGTAGCCGGTACCAGCACAAAAACATTTGAGGGGAAGACTTGGTATCTCAAGAAGGGTATGGCGATGCTTGCCACGCCGGGTAAATCGCAGCATAACCTCGGCTTGGCCGTTGACGTTCATTCAGCATCAGAACCAAAGCGCCTCAACTGGCTTATTGCAAATGTTAAAGAGTTTGGTTTCTCATGGGAAGTGGTTCCATCAGAGCCATGGCACCTTCGATATGTCAACGGCGACAATGTTCCGGCATCTGTAAAAGCATGGATGGACGCAAACGGAGTAGTTGCTCCAGCAGGTGGTGCTCCAGCCCCAGCATCTGGTAGCAACGACATAAGCAAGCTCCAAGAAGCACTTAAGGCTAAGGGTTTCTATAAGGGCGCAATCAACGGGCAAAAAGATGCCGCAACCGACGAAGCAATTAAGGCGTTTAAAATTGCCAACAATCTTGCAGCTGACTCGGTAGCTGGTCCAAAAGTAAAAGAACTTCTCGGCCTTTAACAACAATCGAGGGACTATGCAACAAGCAATTCTTCCAGCAATAATCACAGGGTGTTTCGGAATTCTTATTGCCCTTGTGCAAAAGGGCAGAAAAGAAAACACACGCGACCACGGAATTGTCGCCGAACGCCTAGAAGCACTGCGTGAAGATATTCACGATATTGATTTAGATATAGCTGTAATTGAAGCAAAAATAGATGGCCATATCAACGACCATGCCGTTGGTTTGGTTAGCGAGATACGACACAAGAAAAAGAGCAAGGTATGAATAACTTAAAGCACATCGTGCTTAGAATTCTTGCTGTTTTTGCATCAAATGCTCTTGGCGTCATCGGAGCTGGTGCAATTGCTGGAATCCCACTGTGGAAAGCATGCTTTGTTGCCGGCATAGGCGGCGTAGCAACTGTTGTGGAAAGACTCGCTCGTGCATATATGGATGACGGTAAACTCTCTGTTGCAGAAATAGACGGAGCCTTCAGCCAGGCCAGACAAGAGGTCGAGGCAAAAGCGGAAGAGGCATCTGCGACTAAGAAAGAAAAATCAGCAACTGCATAATTTGCTGCAACTAAATACCTACACCTATTTGACATTTTGCTGTGATAACTTTTTGTTGTCCCACCGCGCCCAAGGTCGAACCACAATTTTGAAATTTATCCGAAATGCCCGCACCTAAAGAGATAGAACAACTATGGCACTGTGATGGCCACGAACTTCTTCTTAGGATAAACCGTGCTGAACTCGAAATACTCTCCATCTTCTGTCCACATGAGGAAAAAGATGGGCCATGCAAGAATCGGAAAGGCGAGTGCATAGTCTCAACACACATCACCAGATACGGGATGGACTGCAATGGTGGCGTATCTCCGGCAATGGAGAAGCTATCTCTCTGCTGGACGCTTATAGGAGATGTAGATGATATCGATTCTTCACAGCTGTGGTTTATGCCGACATCCGACGATGTGTTTCAAGCATGGATTATTGCGAACAACGAAGACGAAGAAACTACTGAGAGCGATACTTAGATTTTTGACTTGCTCGTCTATTTTTAATTAATCTCATCCTGTTTTCGACAGCAATAAGTATTTCTTCTTCTTCGTCATACTTGTCCATGCTGTCTGATTTTGCAATATTTGATATCTGCTTATTTGTATTAGCTACATACCTTTTGCCAAGAAATCTTTCTTTTTGACCGCGGTAAACAGCGGCTGATTTAAAAATCTGCTCAATTCCATTTTCTGTTATGAGCCACTCATCCTCTGATGCCCGGGATATGTAGCCATTTTTCTCCAAAGACTTTAATTGCTCTTTAGCGCGAGAGATTCCAGTTTCATGGAACACACCCCGAAGGCATTCTTTTAATTGAATTGCGCTAAATGACCGTCCGTAAGACTTCATCATTTTTGCGAAGCAAAGGGTGTTGTACCCAGCTGAGTTGTAAACGACTAATCCTTTTGTTGAGCCTGGCATGAGCTGGAAGCGTATTAGAAGGGTTCTTGTTCTACAACTTCATCTTCGTTTTTTTCTTGCGTTGAGTACATCGATTCAATCGCATTGGCAAAATGTCGTATATCAGGTTGCTCAAGAACGAGATTTTGGTTAACCCGATAAATATTTTGGCGATTGACTTTTGTCTTTGTAATTAGACCAGCATTAATCAGCTGCTTAACTGTTTTGTCAATCATGGTTTCGCTTAAATCTAAGTATACAGAAATTGCGCGAATAGTCATAGTCGGGTCTTCAATTATCGCAATCAACACACGTCCAGGTGTTGATAGAAGACCTATGTCAGAATCACGATGGTAACGCAAAACCTTCTTGCTGTCTAATGCGCGAAGTATTTTCTCAAGCGTTTCTTCCGTCGACTCCCCAGGTCTCGCATCGATAACTTCTTCCAAAGCTTTTTTAATGTCTTCAGTTTTTTGTGCCCTCATGACATGTCACCCGCTCCCCACGTCCATGGTGTACTATCAATTGGGGTCACGACAGAGGTCACACCACAATTCACAGTCGGTAAACGATTCATACCAAGAGAGAGTAGCAGGTGGGGATAATGCTAAAAGATGCATTGAATTCGCTAAAGGCGACGCAGGGTAAACAACAGCTATGTAAGTTGGGAAGATTGGTCACTGACCTCGAAGACGATGAATCACAGCTTCTTATTGACATCCTGCGTAGCGACGTGTCCACAATGAATTTAGTTCGGACACTGAAGTCAGAAGGCATATCGCTAAGTCGAGAATTTCTCGGAGAGAAAAGAAATTGCTTCAAAGATGACGATGAAGCACGGACATGCTGCATAGCAGAGAGGCTAAAGAAATGACCACAAAGAAAAAGCCAACATCAAAACTGGGTGAAAAATTAAAAGCCGTCAAGGTGGCCCAGCAAAAAGAAGATGCTAGCGCCAAGGCTCTCGGTGATATCGCAGCGATGCTCAAGGCCAAAAACATCGACCCGTCCGAAATTGGGACTATTAACAAAGTGTCGTTGTATCAGACGGTAACAAAGAACGAATTGGGCGAGACGGAAGTCCATAATTTGCAAGCAATTCAGTTCAGCCCCACTTGGGACCAGGGGCCACAGTGGCCACTAATTGAACAAGGCCCCAAGATACAACTACAAAAGTCAACGACAAAAGTCACCCGTCCGAAAGGCTGGGAAGAGGCTGTCATCGTACCTGATATACAAATCGGCTTTTACCGTAAATCATTGGATTCTATGGACCTGGAACCAATCCACGACGAGCAGGCAATAGCAGTAGCCTTGAAACTGATTGAAGACATCCAGCCAAATCAAGTGGTGATGGTCGGAGACAACTTAGACTTTGCAGAATTCGGCAAATTTTTGACTGCTGCTCCGTTTAAGCAACTAGTTCAGGCAGCTATCGACAGGGCAACAATGCTTTGTGCCCAAATTAGGTCAGCTGCACCAAATGCAAAAATCTCGTGGATTGCCGGCAACCACGAAGCCAGAATGGCGAGATATGTCCAAACCAACGCCGAAGCCGCCTTCGGAATCACTAGAGGCAAACTCAATGACGAATTGAGGGATAACTGGCCAGCCATGTCGGTTCCATACCTTTGTCGAATGGACGAGTTCGGGGTTGACTATATTCCTGGATACCCAGAGTCCTATGTCAGCCTGAATGAAAACCTGATGGTTATCCACGGACACAAGGTTACGTCCAATGGTTCAACGACCAGTAAGTACCTAAATGACGCCCATGTGTCGGTGATATACGGACATATCCACAGGACAGAGTATGCCTTCCGCACTCGTCTGTCCAAGAATGGTCCAAGAACCATCATGGCGGCAAGTCCTGGCTGTCTCTGCAGGATAGACGGCGCAGTTCCTTCCACGAAATCTGGCGCAGATGAATTCGGACGTCCTATGCTCATGGGAGCAGAGAACTGGCAACAGGGAATGGCAGTAGTCCAGTACCAGCCGCCAGGGGTAGGCAACGAATGGTTCAACTACGAGCCAATGTGGATTTATAACGGACGAGGATTCTTCCGAGGCAAGGAGTACAGCGCATGAGTTCAAACGACCTTCCGCAAGAGTGGAGCGACTATTCAAAAGAAAACCTCCTCGAGGACATGGAACTTCTGAGGAAACAAGGTTTGATTGAAGTAGTAGGGATAAATAGTGACGGTGATTGGCTGTACGCCCTCACCGAATCAACAAGAAAGTTAATTGACGAAAACAAGTCAGACGACCCTTGGGCTGTGATATCACAACTACTCATCGATGAACTACCGAATAGAGACGATATCAGTTGACAACAATAATCGGCATTCAGGGAGATGGGTTCTGTATAGCGACCGCTGATTCGCGTATCGCTGAGACCGATGCCGAGTCAAATTTGATTTCGCAAATTGTCGGTCTAAAAGAGAACAACAGCAAATTAGGGATTAACGGTAAGTACATACTCGGCGCTGCCGGCGACCTGCGGGCAATAAATATCCTGCATCATGCATTCAGCCCACCAACTCCGCCCCCAAATCTCAAAGGCAAGAAGCTTGACCATTTTGTTACAGTTAAATTTATCCCAAGCTTGAGAGAATGCTTCGAAGCACAGGGATATGCCTCACCCGACAACGATTCAAAACAACATATCGCCGAACACGCTTCAACGATATTCATGGCTGTCAATGGACAGATTTACATCATTGACGGTGACTACTCATGGATTTCAGACTCCAGTGGGATGTTTGCCATCGGAAGCGGCGCTCAGTACGCACTCGGAGCGATGTTCGCCATGCAACCGAAAGGCAAGATGACTGTTGGTGCAGCGCGAAAGCTTGCACTAAAAGCAATCGCCGCATCTGCCAAGTTCGACCCCTATACCGGTGCTCCGTACCATACGTTTTCACAGGGATTAGATAAAACCACTGACCGCTAGTTACTTCTGGATAAATTTATCCTGACTCAGATGACTAGATAAGTCCATTTAGGACAAGAAAGAAAGCGCCGCTTTTTCCTTTCACGGATTACAAAGGCCGCGTAATCCCCTAGGACCGCATAACGCAATCCGTTATGCCTAGAGACTAGATAGGGGTAAGGCAGAGCAATGGGGTGCCAGTAGGGGCAAGGCATAGTTGCAGGGGGGGTAAGGCATAGTACGAACCAAAACCAACATCCACTTGACCACCACCTACCAGCAATTACCTAGTAGTAATTATCCAAAGAGATAAGAAATTCATCTTTTCTCTGAGGAGATTTTGTGACAAGCAAGAAAGAAATATCCAAACAAAAATTACCTAATAAAAATACCCAACCATTTTCAGAGATAGCTATACCTGCGAAAGATTGGTTTCAACTGGCAGCCTGTAGGGGAAAGACCGAACTAATGTTTCCCAAACAACATAAGGATATTACTTACATTGCACAGGCAAGAACCATCTGTAGGGCGTGCCCGGTTCGAGACAAGTGTTTAGAGTACGCACTTGAGTTTCCACCTGCTGATATGCACGGTGTTTGGGCAGGACTAACGAGCAGACAGCTTGCAGCAGAACAGAGAAGAAGAAAGATAAAGCCAACACGGCCAACGCTTGCACAGATGTGGGGAAATTAAATGTCCACCCGGGCACCTCACTTGAGGAGGGGTCATGCACCCGACGCAAGGAGTCGTCGGTAGACGATGGCATAACCACCAAGCGAGTTAATTCCGGCCCGAGTGGACGAGAGTAACCTAGCACAGCAGATGGCCGGCATCTAATAAAAGGCGAAAAAAGACCAAAAATCCTGCGCCGGCGGTCCTAAAAATTTTTTTTCGAAATTTTGTAATTACAAATTACATAATGCGCAAGTTGCAAGTCTCACAAAATTGCCACTCATTTAATTGGGTAATTTTTTGCAGGCAATCTTTTTTGCCGCACGGCTTTAGTAATTGTTCCCCGCGCACGTACGCCAACACTTGCTCTTCCACTGTTGGTATTGAGAATTGCGCAGAGCCAGGAGCAGGAAATCCCTTTTGGTTGCGTACGAATTCATAGAGTGCATAGATGCACAATTGATTTACAGATATTCCCTGTTTAGTTGCGTACTCAACTATCTCGTTTTTCACCCGGCCTTTTAGTCGGATGTTCAGCGTTACATAGCTGTCGAGATGTTTAGTCTTTTTGCTTTTAGCGCCCATCTCGCTCGACCAACGACTCTATGTACGCAGTCAAGCTCAAGTCGACGGCGTCGGCCTGATGCATGAGTTTTTCTTTAAATTCTTTTGTGACGCGCAATGTCAGCGTCACTACTGGCTTCGTTGGTATAAGAGCTGGTCTGCCTGGGTTTCTCTTCACAAACCAGAAGTTAGCCCAGGACGACAGACCTCATTGCAACTACTAGCGAGACAACAATAAATATCTTCAGCAGGAAAGCAATCCCGGAATACATTACAGCATAAATAAAAAGACTAGAAAAAAATAGGTAAATTATTGTTGGGGTATTCATTTACTACTATCCAATTCAGGAACTGAGTACCGGTCCATATCTAGTTCATTGACGATTCGTTCATATGTACGACAGAATGCTTCTCTGTCTGAATTGGTGTGCATTCCCCAGGCAGCGTCTCCCAGTGCCCTTACTGTAGAGCGGAGGGCGTCCGACATCTCAACTGGGTTACCCACACCAGAATTGACGTTAGAAATTACGGTAAGGAATTTACCCCAAGCAACAAGGGGGTCATCGAATGAGGTCATTTTTGTACGCCTATTTATTGTGGCACGACGTATCTCGCCAGGCCTGGGCATGAACTGAGCACTGACCGCAATCTGGAGGAAAGCCTTCTTTGTCTCGTCGTACTCCAGGTCATGGAGTAAATCGTGCCAGGACGAATACAGGGTCATTAGTCTGTCTTCTGCCGAGGGGAGTGTTTGGTTGTAGGTGGCATAGGCCTGCTCTACCAATTGAACTAATTCGGTTTTAGTCACTCGTCATCCTCTTCTTCATTGCAGCGTAGGGGTCGGGTAATCCTATCTATCTCACAGTCGCATGGTGGTTTGCTCTTGCCGGCAATAATCATTTATCCCCACTTATCCATTTATCTCGAGCTGTGTTGCCTGTCTTTTCTTCTAGCTTCCTTAGGAACATCTCGACGTGCTGTGCGTCAATGAAGATGTTATGGATATCGTTGTACTTCTTCCCGTTGGGGTTCTTGCCCATATGCCAATCAGAGACAAGGCATCCGTCTATAGCGTCCTTGCAGGACTTGATTCCGTAGTTCTTGATAGCCCATCCAATTCTTGCCGCGCGTTTGGCGTCCAGGACTGCAGCTCTTTTGGAATGGCGTTCTTTCCAATAGTCGAAAACTATTTTCTTTGCATCTTCAGAAATTGTTTCCGCCGCCGTGCGTTGGTCTTTGGTGTGCTGATTCGGACCGCGCTTCTTCTTCTC